TATATGTTAATACAGATAGGTATATTAGTTTCAGTTATCTATTCCTCTCCACTAGTTACCGCAGTGATATTTGAAAGATAGTTTTAGGTCTTGAAACGTGAGTGGTGATAGTTACAATAGATGTATGAGTAATGTAAAGTAGTAAATTTGATAGTTGATAGATAGTCTTTTAAAGAATACCCACAAGAGATAGATAATCCATTCAGTTGCAATAGATAAGAGTTGTAAGTTTGATAATTGATTTATCCTAGTAAGAAAATTTATAAGCAACTGAAAAGCGAGTACTGCGAGCTTGGGAGCGTAAGCTCAGGCGAAAGCCACCGAAACTTGTTTTCGGTCTGTGGACAGTATAGCAGAGATGTTAGTTGCAATATATAATATAAGGAGAATATGATATGGCAAAGATGAGAAGTGTAATATTTAATTTTTATGCGAGAGCTAAAGGCTTTAAAGAAGTGGACATTGTAAGTTTGTACTTTAGAGGTAGAGAAGTATTCTTAGACTTGCAAACTCATGAAGATGGTACAGATAAAGAAGTTAGATATATGGTCTCTTTCCTTTTAGACTCTATGGCAGAGGAATATCGTTCTGAGGAATTAGCTTTTGAACCTACGATGTATTTAAAGCCTGAGATTAAAGCTTTAACAGAGAAGTTCTTAAAGAATTTAACTGTATATCAAGAAGTAGTACATAATTAGTGGTTTCATGCTATTTAATTGTAAGGAGTAGTATAATATGACATTAAGAGAAATATTAGAGGCCTTTAAAAAAGGATATAAAGATTGTTATGGTTTGAGTGATATTAAGAAAGCAGATAATCATAATTTACATACCGATTTTAGAGAAGAATTAACAGACTTTGACACTGGAGTTAATGGCTTTGAAGTCTATGCAATAAATAAAGATGGTGAAGATGTGCCTTTTAAGATTGCCTTTAGTGGAGAAGAAGTGGAAGTAAATAATCACTTTTATGGGGTTGAACATAGGGGTATCTTTTTTAATTTAAACAGTGAAGAAGAATATTTCATGAGTAAAGAAGATTATTTATCACCGTTTAAGGAATGGAATCCAGAATTAACTTTTAAAATTAAATGGTTCTAATATAAGAAAGTGAGGAAATTACATGTATGTATTGATATATTTCTTAGCAGTATCATTATCTCAATATATATCAAACCTAACAATGAATGTAACTACAGACAACGAGGAGAATTTTAATTATTCTACTTCTGATAGTTTACTTCTTGTAGGAATGTTATTAGTTGCAGTTATATTACAGATTTTAAATAGTCTTTTTATTAGCTATGCAATGTGGATAATGTTAGTGTATCTCGTTACTTGTATGGGAATTACATTAACGATGACTGCTTTAAGAAAACAACGTATTGAAAAGACAAGAGAAGAAATTACTCAGATTTATGAGATTCTCCATAGTTTAGTAGATAAAAAGGGTAAAGGAGTAGATTTTAATAATGTTCCTTTTACTCTTGAACATAAGTATAATACGATTAATCGAATTGATGTTACAGTTGACCCTGTTTCTTTTGATGATAAGTATTTACCAGAGTATTTGAATCAGTTGAATAACTTCTTATCTACTTATACTTGGAACTATGAATTACACTTAGAAGAAAGAAAAGTAAGTTTTATTGGATACGATAAACCCCCTACAGTAGCAAGATGGAAAGGTAATTGGTTAAGACCTACTAGATTCTTCTCTTTGGGTATTACTGGTAAAGGCGAGTTTGGGTGGTTGCCTGATAAGGTAGATAAAAAGAGATTGGGAAAGAGTCAATTCTTAGATGAAATGGGTAATCCACTTCCTGCTGATATGGAATTACCTACTGCACCTCAAGGATTAGTCTGTGGGGCACCACTTGGTTTAGATACTATTATTCCTACAACAAAAGGATATAAGACAATGGGAACAATCCAAGTAGGAGATTATGTATTCGATAGAAACAATACACCTACTAAAGTCGTGGATGTATTAGATATTCATTTAGCGAATAAAATGTATCTATTGACTTTTGTAAATGATAAAGGAAAAAAGATTAAAATTAAATCAGATGAAGTACATCGTTTCCCAACTTATATAAACAGTAACACTACTGAGTCAATCAACGGTGAGTTCTTGTTAGAGGGGGATATAATCATTGGAAATAACTCTGTTTATACATTGGAATCAAAGGAAGAAATCCAACAAGAAGATGTAAGATGTATTACAGTAGAATCTCCTGAACATATTTTCTTAATTTGCGATAAGAAGAAAGTATTCTTTGGTGGAAAGAAGTATCCTTATGATGCAGTATTCACGTATAATACTGGAGGAGGTAAGTCCGTAGCAGTACAAAACATTATCTATGGGGGTATTGCGCATAGAAATGAAGTTTCCTTGTCTCTAATTGACCCTAAGTATACTGAGTTCTCAGCTTATAAGGGAATGAAAGGTATTGTAGGTGTAGCAAATACTGTAGAAGAGGCTGTAGAAGTTCTTAGAATTGCAAAACTAGCAATGTACCAAAGAAACCAACGATTAGCAGAGTTAAAACTAAAGAATATCATGGACTATAAACCTACTAAGAAGTCAGGATTAGTATATGTGACAGGTAGAGATTATAGAGAAGATGATATTATTAAAGTGAGAACAAATAAAGTAGAGTCTACTATATCTGCGAAAGACTTGGTAGAGTTGGTAAATACAAACACGCATGATATGATTGAAGTTTGTTTAAATGATAAGGATTGGATAGAAGTTAATTATAATTGTGTTGATTTTATCTATACAGATGAGATGAAAATGTTGATTACAGTTGTAGACGAACTTGCGGAATTATCACAGAAATCAGGTATGAAAGACCAAAAGGCAAAGGAGCAAGATGCATTAAGAGATGAAATCATGGGGTTAATTGCATCCATTACTCAGTTGGGAAGAAGCGCCGCTATCCATGCAATAGTTTGCACCCAGAAGCCGAATGCTTCAGTAGTGCCTACAGTATTACGTTCCAACCCATTAGCATTAGACACATTAGTTGTAACAGACAGTGGGGATAAACTACTACGAGATATTACTTTAAAGGATAAAGTGTTTGGCACAGATAATAAGTTCCATAATATCTTAGATATAACCCCAACACATACACCAAGGTTAATGTGTAAACTCACATTTTCCAATGGGGTAGTATGTTGTTCTGGAAATCATCAATGGACAGTATATACAGATTATGATTATTCTTATGTGACAGAAACAGAAGATTTATTGTTAAACAAGAATTGGTATATTAAACAGAAAGTTATCTTTGGAAGGTATGAGGATAACATAACTCTAGTTGATGTAGAGGAAATTCCATCTGTTCCATGTAAGTGTTTAGTAACAGATACGGAAGATGGGTTGTTTATGATTAATACAGAGGAACTTGATGAAAACAATTGACTTAGTGTGTAGGTGTTGTGATAGGGTATTTACTACTAGGAGCGGGCTTAGTGTACACTTGCGAGTTGCTCACTCCTTCACAATTAAAGAATATTATGATAAATATTTTAAGGAAGATACCGATGATAAATGTGCTGTTTGTGGCAACCCAACCACATTCAAAAAGCGTGGTTGGAGGTATAACAAATTCTGTAGTATATCGTGTGGAACAAAATATCAGAATATGATGTATACAGATGTCGAACGAGAAATACTTAACAAGAAAAGGTTAGCAACGATTGAACAAGAATTGGGTGCAGAGTTTGGAAAACGTATTTCAGAAGGTCATAGAAAAAGAACATTGGATGCAAAACAAGCAACCTCAAAGAAATTATCAGAAAGTCATCAACGATATGTCAATTCTTTATCAAGTGCAGAACAGGATGAGTTATCAAAAACGCTTTCAAAAAGAAGTATTGATTGGCATAAACAATGTAGTGAAGAAGAAAAAACACAGATTAGTCGTAAGAAAACAGAGACACGGTGGGAAAATATTCATCAGTTCGAGAGAGAAAATGATTGTATTTGTGTGAAAACACTTTTTGATATTTATGGTCAAGGTTGGAAATCTTTAGAACTCCCAATGATACACAATGGGTCGAATAGTTATATCAAAAACACTGATGTTGAGAAGATAAAGGAGTATTCTACTATTAATCACCGTACATCCAGAAGTAATACTGAACGAAAATTAGAGGAGATTATTTCAGAAATCTACACAGGTACAGTTATAACGTCTAGTAGAGATATTATACCACCCTATGAATTAGATATATTTCTTCCAGATATTTGTTTAGCAGTCGAATATAATGGTAGTTATTTCCATAGTGATATGGCAGGGAAACCAGAGGAATATCATTTGGTAAAATCTATTAGGTGTAGAGAACTAGGGATTCGTCTTATCCATATCTATGAATTTGAGGACTTTGAGGAACAAAAGAACTTACTTGTTTCCTATTTAAGTGGTATGGATATTTACCCAGAAGATTTTAATAAAAATAATTTCTTGGTACAGATACCTAAACCAGAGGTTATCTATCAAGACGACAGGATGAAGGTTTTTGGGGCTGGAAAGTTAATTAAGAGAGGAAAATAGATGGGAAAAATTTTTACACATAATTGTGGTTTAAAGTCTTTATAGACCACATTAAATCGAGTAAATTGCGGGAAACCCCTTAGAGCATAAACAACCAAGCAATGTTAGTGATAACGTTGTGGCAAATAGTAACGGATTTGGTATGGTAACATCGTTTATGATTGGGAAATCAAACGCATCGAAACTTCTCAGTAATTTGAGAATGACGTTCAACGACTATAATCTCGACACATCATGTGATGGTATAGTCTACTCCCTGAGAAAATATTGGGAAACCAAGGGTATATAGGTTAGGGCGTTCTGCGGACGAGCCACTGAAACAGGAGCAAGTTTAGTAGCATTAGATAACAACTTAGCAACAACGATTGATTCTACTTATCCAGGTATGGGAATCGTACAGAGTGGTGGTAAGAATGAATTTATTAGATATTACTTCTCTAAGTTTGAAGATTTAGAAGAATATTATCAACAAAGAGGACTTGATGAATTAGGCTATTCTCCTATTGACTCTGAATTTTCTGGTGACGGACAATTAGAAGATTTAGATGGGGAAATTGAAATCACTGTAAATAGAGATAAGTCTAAGTATGAGTTTGAAAAGAATAGTGTGGAAATTGATAACAGAGAAGAACAAGATTGGAGAGAAGTATAATGAGTGAGTTCACATTTAAAGAGTTTGCAAATAAAGTAAGTGATGGGGTACATAAGTTAGTAGAAACAGATTTTGAAACTTACTTAGAGTTTGTAAATGATGGAGTTAGGGTATCATTAGAAGAATATTATGGAGATGATGAGTTAAATGTAATTTGGAGATGTAGATTCATTAATTCTGAATTAACTCTCTCGGATTCTTCTATTGTTTCAAGAGATAACTTAAATGAGTTTATTTTATTCTTAAATGAATTGATTGATGCTCGTTTCTACATTAATCAACATTTAAAGAAGATTGAGGAGCTAAAACTATGAGAATGATGTTGCCAGTTAATATAGAGTTTTATAACACTGTATTAAATAAATCCAATGTAACAACAAAAGTAATCAGGGTACAAAATACTAGTAATGGGTTATCAATTTCTGTGCGACACTACATTTCGGACTTTGATTTTTCTAGGTTTGATGAGTGCCCTAAAGATGAATATGGTGACACATTACCAATCACTGTAACTGCTGAAGCTGACATCATATATAGGATTGACAAAATTAGTTTTAATAGGGAGATTGATAGTACTGTAAATGATGATATACATCTTTGGAACGTACATTACACACAAGAGGGTTCAAAAGATAAAAATAACCCAGAAATATTGAAGGTAATTGAAAATTTCTTACAGACACAACTTGCCACAGATACTACATGTAGAATAGAATTGGAGAACTAAAATATGAAGATTACACACGATAATGTATATACAGTATATGATACAATTGTTTGTGAAACAGGTGTTCCAGCATCTGATATTATCACAGCAATTCAAAATTATTTACCAACAGATGACTTTATTGAGTTTGTTGAGTATTTAGTAAAAGAGTATGATTTAGATGAAACTTTAGAACAATATCTTGACAACGAGGAGTAATCGTGCTAATATATAAGTATGATAAGTAAAGTTAAGTTAGCAGAAATCGAAAAGATTGCAAGTGATGAGAAAGTTAATCAATACTTCTCTTCTATTAAGGTATTTGGCTCTACAATTACAGACCATTGCACAGAAAAGAGTGACATTGATATGTTTGTAACACTCAGACCTGAATATGAAAATGATAAAGATGCTAATGATGCTTATTGTTATCTACTAACATTAACTCCATCGGATAAAGATATTTTCTTTGCACATGAACAATCAGGAGAGTGTAACTCTCAGTTGTATCAGAACATGGTTAATGGAGTTGAAACTCTAAAGTAATTAAGATTGGCCACTTATATAGGTGGTCTTTCTCATTGTGTGGAAATTAGTAACTTTGGGAGAATTAAAATGGTTGATTTAGATAAAGTAGCCCAAACAACTGCTCTAATGAGAACAAGAGCAGGATACAAACTGGAGTTAATTTCAGGTATTGGAGGAGATTTAGATTTAAACTTCTATCCAGTAGACATTGAAAAAGATGTTTGGAGAAGCACATTAGAGTTTCACACTTATGATTCTAAAATATGTATATTGTGTGAATATAAATCTCTAAGTTCTGAAAAGATTAGTAATCTAATGAGATTTAGAAATCACATTGTAAGTAGTATGGATAAGATTTGTTCTAATCAGATAGAAAAGATTGAACAGGAGTTTGAACCACTTAAATTTGATGCAAACTTTCCTATAGATGATTCTCATTATGAGTTTAATTTTATTACATTCACTTGTGATGTAGATGTGATAAATAATATTACATCACTAACATTTTATAGTGATGGTTCAAAGCATGAAAAGAAAGGTGCTGGGGTTATCACAGATTGTCTTGTAGCAAAGCTAGAAGAAGAACAAGCAAATATGTTTAGGGAATTATCAAATATCGTAGGAGAAATTATCGTATGCGAATGCTAGAAGCACGTTCCACCTACTTTTACGAAATGGGTATCGCTCAATACGATAAGTACAATAAAGAGCGTTTAGCAAATGATAAAGACTTATTACTCTGCATTGGCTATATGTTCGAATTTTGTTGACTTGTTAGTATGCCAGAGCTTTTAGATAATCACAATAATCGTGTAGAGGGGGAGGTGGTTATATGAGTGTAATCATTAAGAGGATTAGAGTAAGACTATACCCAACCGAAGAACAAGAAATTTTAATTGATAAAACTATTGGCTGTTCAAGATTTGTATATAACCAAACACTTGCTGATTGCAAGCAGTTATATGAACAAACAAAGCACTTTCCTTCTATGAGAGAACGTTCTGCAAATTTAGTACCACTAAAAGATGAGTTTGAGTTTTTGAAAGAGGTAGATGCCAAAGCACTTCAGCAAAGTGTAAGAGACTTTAATTCTTCACTACATAACTTTTACGGAAATCGAAGTCATTTTGGGTTTCCTAGGTTTAAATCAAAACGCAATTCTAGGCAGTCATATAGAACCCCTTATGACAATGGAAAGTCAGATGTTTTGGATTCTACACACATAAAACTACCGAAGTTAGGTAGAATTAAGACTAAACGTTTTGTCATGCCAGAGGTATATAAGATTTTTAACTTCACAGTGGAAAGAACGAATACCAACAAGTATTACGTTTCTATCTGTATCGAAACAGAGGTTAACCCTTTACCAAAGACAGATAAGCAAGTTGGTTTCGACTTAGGTTTAAAAGATTTACTGATTGGTAGTGATGGAAGTAGATACGAAAGACCAAAGTTCGATTACCTCAACAAAGATAAGCTTGCACGGGAACAAAAGAAACTCTCAAAGATGAGAACCAAATTGGAGAGAGCTAATTTGAACCTTGGCAAATGTAAAAACTATCAAAAGCAAAAGCGTAAGGTAGCGAAGTTGTGTGAGCATATTTCAAACTGTGCGAAAGACTTCAACCATAAGTTGAGTCGAAAGTTGGTAGAAGAGTATGACTTATTGGCATTTGAGAATCTAAACGTTGAAGGAATGAGAAAAAATCATAAACTTGCGTATTCCGTTTCAGATGTTCGTTGGTCACAACTTCTAACTTTTATAGAGTATAAATGTCTGTGGTATGGAAAAGAATTTAAGCAAGTAGACAGATTTTATGCAAGTTCAAAAATTTGTTCTGAATGTGGCACATACCATAAGGATATAGTCAATTCTTTAAAAGTAAGAGAGTGGACTTGCCCTGATTGTGGTACACATCACGATAGAGATGTCAATGCCGCTAGAAATATATTAAATCAAGCCTTGAGTGTGGCTTAAAATAACACTTCGGAAAGGTGTAACCGTGGTAAATTAGTTTAGGGATGGTATTTTCATCAAGAAAAGAGAGTAACCTGAACGTTCCCAAGAGTTTGTTCGTTTAGAACAAATACAACACCATATGTTCGAACAATCGGTTGAACTAATCCTAAAGCAGATTTCTTATGATTGTACGAACTCTTATCCAGAAATCCATAGATTATATGTAATTGTATCCTATATCAAAGATAACTTAGGTAAATCTCAACTACAATCGAGAAAAGAACTATTGAGAATGTTAGATGAGGTAGAAAGTAATTGTAGAGTGTATAACAACCTAAGCTATGCCGCTAAATATGAACCAGATGTAAAATTTAGCATTAAGCAATTAGAAACATTGATTCAGTTAAATGAGAGATTGTTAAGGTGGTATAGTAAACATGGCTTAGAGAATGAGGAATATCGTCATGAGTAAGGAAAAAGATATTGTAAAAGAAGTGAAAGAAATGGATAGAGATGACTTTATTGAATTTGTAAAGTCTATCCAAGAAGAACCTAAAGAAGAAGATAAAGAAAAGTAAGAGGTAAGATATATTATGATTAGATTATTTTTAATTTGTTTAGTGGCAAACATTGTAGGTAACTACATTTCAAATCGTTTAGAAAAGCACAGCTACTACGAAAAGGCAGACAGTGCAGTAAAGAACGTTTCAACATCAGTATCAAAAGAAATCAAAAATTTTGAAGATAAGTCAAATACAGATAAATAATGTTTGATAATGTACATGGCAGACACGTAGTCGTATATAGACCTAACTTTGAAAAGTTAGATATGGACTATCATGGATATGATTGGAATGGGGATTACGTGGAAACAATGAGTAAGTTTAATTGGGATTTGAGTACAATGCTAAAATACACAGATAAAATAAAGGACTTATCTTTTAGTCAAGTTCCATTTAATTTTGATGCGGTTCATGAGGCTTGTGAAGAGTATGACCATATCAACCACGAGTGGAAAAGTTCACTCTGTTATGGGGATTTAATCTCTGTGGATGGAATATTTTACTTTTTTGACAGGACTGATGATTCAATGGTTGAAATCGGAAAACCTAGAAACAATAACATCTAGTAGTAAAGACAAAGGGGTGTGGCTATGCTCGGCTAAAGACTAACCTTAGTAATTAGTCGTTGTCACACAAGTCTTAGGTTAGAGAAATCTTACCTACGTTGAATTAGAGAACCATAAGGTTACTCACCTACGGTTGTCGCCTTAGACCGTTGCTCTGAGTCTGTATATTAAGTTGGAAGGATAGCATTGAGTTCCTGTGTGTACAGATTAAAAACCTAGCTCAACATTGACGAAAGGAAGTCCAATACTTGTTTTGGTAAAAGAAACAGGTTAGGCACTACAGTTGAGTGAGTACTGTCTTACAAAGTAAAACTCACTAAAAATCAATACGAAAGGAGTCATACGTATGTTCGTATATGTTTTAGACAAGAATGGACAACCACTTATGCCAACATCACGTTTTGGCAAGGTTCGTAGGATGCTAAGAGATAAGAAAGCTAAAGTAGTAAGAAGTTGTCCATTCACAATCAGGTTGTTTTACGAACCTGAAACAAGAATCGTACAGGGCATAGTGCTTGGGGTAGATGCAGGTTCTAAACACGTGGGTGTAGCCTGTGCAGGAAACAATAAGGTATTGTATCAAAGCCAAGTAGAGTTAAGAGATGATATTAAGCGAAAGATGGATTCTCGAAGAATGTATCGTAGAAATAGACGTGCTAGAAAAACTAGATATAGAAAATGTAGATTCTTAAACAGAAGGAACTCTATCAGAAAAGATAGATATTGTCCTACGATTGTCAGTAAGTACTATGGGCACGAACGAGAGATTGAGTTCTGTAAGAAGATTTTACCTATTAAAGACACAGTTCTTGAAACAGGTAAGTTCGATACTCAGTTGATGGAAAAGCCTTGGTTACAGGAACATAAGTGGGCTTACCAAAAAGGTGTAAACTATGGGTATGCCAACGCTAGAGAACATGCCCTAGTCAGAGATAACTACACTTGTCAATGTTGTGGTAAGAAAAATTGTAAGTTAGAGGTTCATCATATTGTTTTTAGAAGTAAGAATGGTAGTGATAGTCTAGAGAATCTAATTACCTTATGTGAAGATTGTCATAAAGCAATTCACTTAGGTGAAATAGATTTAAAACTAAAAGGCAAACGTAAGAGTAATTTACGATATGCAACTCAAATGTCAGTAATTAGAAGTATGTTGTTAAAAAGATATCCAGATGCAATTGAAACCTATGGTTTTATAACAAAAGCCAACAGAGAAACCTTAGGACTAAAGAAAGAACACTACATAGATGCTTGTGTAATAGCAAGTGAGGGGTTAGCATTCAAAGAGTTGGATGTAGTTTTCTATAAACGTAGAGTATCTAAAGGTGATTATAAACTAGTAAGAGGTACTAGAGGGGAACAAAAACTTCCTACTGGCAAAATTTATGGATTTAGAAAATTTGACAAGGTAAAATATTCAGGAAAGGAGTATTTTATTAAAAGTAGAATGAGTTCTGGATTTACAAAACTTATGAATATTTTTGGAACTATGATTGATTTTAGTTCTATGTCAAAAGGGCTGAAAACTCCTAAATTATGTAGGTGTAGAAGGCTGGCAACAAGGAAAAGTTGTTTATGTATAAGGGAGAAAATTTTAAAGTGAATAAAGTATTAAAAACATTATTTTGTGCAACAATGGTATTAGGTTTAGGAGCATGTTCTCCAAAACAGAATCAGACATCTGTCAATCAAGAAAAGACAGAAGAAACAAATAAGACAACAGAAGAGAATACAAATTCTATTGTAGGCAAATGGAAAGTATCTCATGTAACTGCTAATGGGAAAGATTATTCATTAGACGAATTAAAGAATATCTTTAGTGAATCTCAATATAAACAGATTCTTATGGGATTTACTTTTACTGATAAAACAGTAGATATGGCATTAGATGGGAATGATGTAGGAACTACTGGCTATCATTTAGCAGATGATGGTAGTTATAAAGATGAAACAGGAAAATTAACATTCAAGATGGAAAATGGAGAACTGCAATTAATTCAAGCAAACTCTGTGGTACATTTTGAAAGAATAACGGAATAGAGGTATCTTATATTAGGTATCTCTTTTTCTTTTAGAAAGGAGAGGATGATATGAGTACAATTCGTTGGCAACCAATGAGTGCGATTTGGACAAATGGTGCCGCAGGCACAGTTGTGGTGGGAAGTAGTGGAAGTGGAAAAAGTGTCTACTTACAAACAGTGTTGGTGAACTCTTTAAGAATGCAACAAAGAGTGGTTGCGATTGACCCTAAGAACGACTTGCAGAAAATAAAGAATATCTATCCAAGTATTAATATTATTGACATTAATAATATTCGTAACGGGGCTTTAAATCCTTTTACGTTCTTAGGTAATATTGATACTTCTACGATTGTGTCTATTATTGAAATTATCTGTGGAAAATTAACTACAGAAGAAGAAAGAGCAATCACACCAATTGTGCAGGACTTTGTAATCAAGTTTAAACGAGATGGTGTTTATGTAGATATGCAAGATGTTGCAGAATACTTGTTCTCTAGAGATAATAAATACGCAACTGGTATTGGTTCAAGATTAAAAGCATTAGCAGATAATAAGTATGGAAAGTTGCTGTTTACTAGGGAAGAAAATGTAGAGCCATTAAAGCTAAGTAATACTGATAGTTTTATCTTAACATTACATGGTATGGCGCTACCTGATTATGCAGTAAAAGTAGAAGATTATACACCAAGCCAAAGATTTACAAGTGCTGTGGTATACATTCTAACTCTCAAATTATTAGAATTACTATCTTCTAAAAATAGTGTTCCAACAGTATTCTGCTGTGATGAGGCACACTTGTTATTTGGCAATAAGGCTATGGCATCTATTATTGATAGATTTTTAGTTATTGGAAGAAGTTTAGGTTTCGCTACAATTCTAGCAAGCCAAGGTATTAGTCACTTCCCTAAAGATATTGCAAATCATATTTCTACCAAATTTATTTTCAAGAGTTCTTTAGATGAATCAAAACTATTCTTAGAGAAATTTGATACTACTCAACTTGGGGATAATGCAATAGATAGAGCCTCAGTAGTAGGAATGATTACATCAAACTTCCATACCGGTGACTGTTTTATGATAGACAAACTAAATAATAGTGGTGTTTTACATATAAATCCTTCGTTTGATTTGAAACAAATTAAGGGGGAATCAAATGAAGAAGAAGTTTAGATTTGTATTCTATGGCACTATCAAGAAGTTTGAAACAGTCATAGGAGAAAGAGAACTCACTACTTATGCAGAGAGTTGTCATAAAGCACTCAGTAACCTCTTATTTCAAATAAAGAAGAGCAATGGGTATATTCCAAGTATCAAGATAACTCTAAGTGGGAAATTAACTTGTTTCTATACAATGTCTGATGAAACTCATATTGTTAAGAATAATAGAATAGAAGAAGATTTTTCTCCTGAGTTCTTTTTATATTGTAGGGAAATTAAAGGAACACATAAGTACAAGTGCATCGACCAAGATTCTTTTTTAGCAAGAGATATTTTAGATTCTATAGGGGATTCAAAGTTCACTAGAGAGCAATTTACAGAGTTCATTAGCCTGTATGATAGAGACCCTAGAAAAGAACTAAGTGAGTACTCGAATGAAAAAGAGGATGGAGTACATTGGAAAAATAACGAGATGTGGGGAGAATACCAACTATGACCATCGTATATTTCAATCCAAGAAGAGTAAATCGGTTTAAATCATTTTTTGATAAAGAAACCTATACAGAACTACATTGTCATTCTTTAGGGGCAGATACTCCAATGGCAAGTGACTTTATTTGTGGACAAAACATATTCTCCCAAGATATACTAAGATTACAAGGAGTTGTTAGTATCACTGCTTATAAGGGAGATAATTGTGTTGAATTAGATATTTGGTGTGATGGGGAAGAACACGAAGAAGTAGTTCCGGTATCCCCTAAAGATGATATTCGAGATGTTGTAGATAAGATTAATGATATTTATTTCAACATCACTGGGGAAAATATTCGAGTAAGCCAAGAAGATACAAGTTTTTCTAGATATGACTTAATCTTCGATAATACAAAAACTTAATTTTTTATTAATTTTTGTTATTTCGCTATTGACAACGGTATGTAAGTGTGATAAGATAATTTCGTAGAGTTGAGATAGAAACCTCAACCAGAAAGTGAGAAAAGAAAGTTAAGATGAATAAAATTACTAAGGTAACATTGGCAACATTAGCAGGTGTATCCGCAACATCAGTAGTTGCTACACCAGTATTTGCAGAAGAAACAGAAGATGCTCAAAAGTTAGCAGAACAAGCAGTAGAGACTCAAAAGCCAGTAGTTTCTAATGCACAGAATACTGTGGATAATGCTCAGGTTTCTGCTAATACTGCAGTTGCTGAACAGAAAGAAGCACAGACAAACGCAGACAATGCTAAGGCCACAGCAGATAATGCACAGACTGCACATGATGAAGCAGAAGCATTAGACAATCAAGCTAAGGCATTTGACCGTGAAGGTGCAAAGCAAGATATTGCTAATCGTGAACAAGAAAATGTAGGTCTACAGAATAAGGTAGACGAAGAAACAGGTAAGGCAAATACCGCAAAGTCTGAATTAGACACAGAAACAGAAAAGCAGACAGGTTTACAATCTGAATATGATACTGCTAAGTCTGATGAAGATGCTAAGAAAGCAGTAAAAGACACAGCAGAAACAACTAAGAATACTGCTGAAACAATCAAGCAGAATGCAGATACTGCTTTAGATGCAGGTAAGCAGTCTTTACAGAATGCAGAAGCAGAAAAGGCTAAGCTAACTGATTCAAATGCTAAGCAGAATATCCAACATGAAATTGATGATATTACTTCTCAGATTGAGGCAGGCAAGCCAGTTAAGGTTCAGAAAGAACAGAATGTTCAGACTAAGCAATCAGACGCAGATAATGCTAAGAGTAAGTTAGATGAAGAAACTGCTAAGCAGACAGAATTGAATGGTGCTAAGGCTACTGCTGAACAAAACCATAACAATGCTGTATCTGCTAAGGATGCTAAGCAAGAAGCTAAGAATAATGCAGATTCTGCGTTAGAAACAGCCAAGAAGAATGCGGCTGATAAGAAGCAAGAAGTAGCAAATCAGACTACTAAGATTGGCACATTAGAGCAAAAGGTTACTGAGGCTCAGAATGGTACTTTAATCAATTCTCTACAGGCTAAGGAACAACAGGCTAAGAGTGAATTAGATGCCGCTGATGCTTTAATCAAGTCTGGTATGCTTGGTTGGTTCAATAAGCAGAATGCAACAAAGGCAGTACAGGTAATTAATGACCATAAGAATGACCCACACATGGGTGCAGAAGATGCTACAGTGAATACTTCTCGTATGAATATTGATAGTGCTATTAAGGGTATTCAGAATATTATCGAAACAAATAAGTTACGTGCATCTGATAACAACTTTACAGGTCTAAAGGACTTAAAGGTTGATGATTACTTAATGGCTGTTGCAATGGCTCAGAGTGCTGCATCTGAAACGATTTGGGATAATAACCCATCAGCAATTCCACATAGCCAGTTATACAATGTAGGTGAAAATATCTCATTTGGCTCTCCTTCAGTTGAAAAGACATTATTCTGGTTATATACTTCCGAAAAATTTGCTTATGATAATCAATCATTAAGTAAGGAAGAATTTAAGAATGCATTTAAGGCTAAGTTTGGTATCTATCCATTAGACCGTCAGACAGGACACTATACAAATATTGCTAATCCTGCTTACACAGTAATGGGTGCATTGCAAGATGTGCATGGTACTAAGTATGGCACTATGGCAACTCAGACATTTGGTTATGATAAGGTAGATAATGCAATCGATGCTCAAACATACTTAAATAACTTAATGGCTTATAAGACTGAAATTGAAACTAAGAAGGCAGAGGCACAAAAGGCTTATGATGAAGCTAAGCGTGCTTATGATACAGCAGTTGCAGACCAGTCAAGTTTAGTAGCAAGTGCTAAGGCTGAATTAGAAAGTGCTAAGACCGAATTAGCTACTCTACAGAACCAATCTAAGGAATTAGATAAGGAAGTAGAAACAAAGACAACAGAAGCAAATACTGCTTTAACAGAATTACAGAGTGCATTACAAACTGTTTCTGATACACAGAGCAAGTTAGCTCAGGCTGTAGCAGACGCACAGGCACAAGATGCTAAGGTTGAAAGTGCTAAGAGTGCTAAGGAAGTTGCAGACCAAGCATTAGCTACTGCTAAGACAGAATTAGCTACACAAGTTAAGAAGTTAGAAGATTTAGAGGCTAATAAGTCTACATTACAGAACAAGTTAGATAACTTCGATGCTGAATTAGAAAAGGCTACAAATAAAGTAACTGAATTAACTGCACATGTTGCTCAATTACAGAGTGAAGCAGATAAGGCAAACACAGACTATAACAATGCTGTAAGCGCTTTAAATACTGCTACAAATGACTACAATGTTGCAGTTGCATTAACTGCTACTAAGTTACAGGCATTAGATGCTCAAAAGGCTATTACTGCTACTAAGCAGACTGCTTATGACAATGCTATGGCTAAGGTAAACGAGGCTAAGGCTACATTAGAAACTAAGAAGGCAGAACTTGAAAGTGCTAAGGCTACTTTAGATAAGTTAGACCCTGCTAAGACAGGACCAGCATTAGTACAGGCTAAGGCTACATTAGCCGAAGCTAAGGCGGCTTATGAATTAGCATTAGATAACTTAAATAAAGCTAATGTTAAGGCTAACAGTGCATTAGCAGAATTAGATAGTGCTAAGGCTACATTAGCTACTGAAACTGCTAAGTTAAATGATTTAATGGCTAAGGCTGAAAGTGCTAAGAAGGCTCATGAAGAGTATCTTGCTCATCAGAAAGCATTAGAAACAGGTGTGGTAGTTAATAATAACACAACTAAGAAGTCTACTGAAAAGAAGTCTGATGATTCTAAGAAGGTAGAAGAGAATAAGAATGCAGAAGCACCAAAGATTGACAAGGAAATTGGCAATCCAAATGATGAAAAGAAAGACACTAAGGAAGATAAGAAGGAAGAAACTAAGATTTCTGAAAAGGAAGAAGAAACTTCTGGTATTCCAGTAGCACCAATCGCAATTGGTATTATCGCTACAAGTGCTATCGTTGGTATTGGCTACTTCATTCTAAAGAAGAAAGATAACAAGGGAGAGTAATATCTCCCTTTTCTTTTTACGAAAGAGGGTTGTAAATCTCCCTTTTCGTAGTATACTAGAATTAAAGAGAGGTGAGATTTATGAAATATGTTTCAAAGGTAGTTACATACGATAATACATTCGTTATAAATATTGGGCACAATACTCCTAATTATGAGGAAGATAAAATCTATCGAATTGGTGATGCTATTGTAGAACAGGTACTAGATTCTATTGATTGTGATGATATTGAAACTGATAATGTTCAATTAACAATTGGAAAGAATACTTCTAGAGTTACTTTTGATATTTGGACAAGATTTACAGGATATAAGACTAACTCAGGAACAATTAAGTTTAGCCATAATGGAAGTATGAATAACAAGAAGTTTGGAGAGAGCCTAAAAGACTTAGGTGTTGATGAATTACTTGATTGGGAAGATTTCTGGGTATATTCAATCAATCCTTCTGAGGGGGATATTGAGCATGATTAGAGTTAGACGAATCGTTGCAAAGGATAAAGAAATGTTTTTCTATATCAGTGATGGTATTATGGCGATTGTTAATAACGACTATTATCATGGAAAAGAGGCAGGAAAGCCGAGTAAAGAATATGTTACTGCAAATGATGTAGTAGATTTTGTGTGTGATGCACTAGACTTTACTCTTTATCCAGGCAACCATATCATCATTGATAACGAGTTCTTCAAGAAATACTTTGATGGACTATATGTAAGTGATTTGCCAAGTAAATATGGTAAAAACTGCATTGTAAGAACAAATATCGTGAGAGATTATCTATTTCAACAAGAAATGATAGTAGAAAAGATAAAGGCAGATGCTTATTTCGGCACTGATATAGAACCAAAGAGTGAAAGGGGGTACAATCGTGATTTTTAAGGATGAATATAATAACACAGTACATGCTTATGATGTAGAAGAAACTCTTAAAATGTTAAATGATAAGATAAACCCTACAAGCAAGATGTATGTGCAACGTGAATATTTTAGCCCCAATAGCTTGGAAAGGTTTGTTAGTAGTATCTTGATGAAACGAGGTATTAGAAATGCTAATTTAATGATTACTGATAGATTCTTTCAAAAATACTTTACTGGCTTAGATGTTTTACCAATCGAAACCGATAATTACGACTTTGATGGTAATGAACTACCTCCATCATTCTTTGGGAAGATTATATACAATAAAGAAACATTTAGTGAGGGGTATTGCTAGATATGGATAATAGTAAGGAACAACAAATTTTAACAGGTATTCTACCTAAACACTTAGCAATGGATAGATTAAGAAAGGTACTACTATATGGTGGTATCTTTTTTATTGTCCTAAGCATTATGATGTTTATTGCTCATATAACAGACAAACTATTAGTTGTTACTGGACTAGTAATCTATCAACGAGCAATGATATTCCTATTCTTGATTGGAATTATTTCTTTTGCTTTAATGGGGGTTATATATTTCCTATTTCTGCGAAAGTGTAAATTCGATGATTGGATGTTGGAGATTGCTCATAAGTATTTAGGTACTCAGGTAATCTTCTATACAAACAAGAGATTATTAATTCAGTATGATAGAAATGGTAGAGAAGTAGATAAGAGAGAGTTTGTAACTAGACTTTCTGACCTATCAGAACATTATACATACTTCTTTGTAAAAACTTATATTGATATTGGTTTTATTGAAGTAGTAGTAACAGAAAAGCAACCAGTACCAGAAGTAGCTCCGTTTACTTATGATGATACTCGTAAGGATTGGAACAATATCCAACTTGGTTTAGCAGTAAATACTAGTACTTTAAAGGTAGCTCCACTATGTTGGAAGTTAAATGATAACATTAAGGATAAAAAGATTATCAATACTGTACCATCTACTTCTTTAATGGTCTGTGGTGGGACTGGAGGAGGTAAGTCCGTAACAGAAAATGGTATCGTAGCTCACATTTCTCATAATTCAGACCATCTCATGATGATTGGTGTAGATATGAAGAAAGTAGAATTTAACTTACTACAGGGTGTTAAGGGTGTAGTAGGTGTAGCACTAGAAATTGATGAAGCTAGAGATGCCTTTGTATCTTTCTATACTATCATGGATAGAAGATATAAGTTTATGGCTAGTGCTGGTGTTAATAATATCTATGACATCAAGAAACTACAAGTAAACTATTATACTTTATTTGGTAGAGAGTATCAATTTGATGAAATCTTCTGTGTATGGCAGGACTTAGATAAGACAGCTAGAGATTACGAAAAGCAGTTGAAGATTCATAAGGATGGTAGATGTCAGACCTTTATGACGATTGAAGAAATCTATGATGGTCTAAAAGAAGGAACTCTAAGAAATCCTAAGTTAGTTGAGTATCGTGGCTATAATAGTTACATCAAAGATGGGGATATTAAGAAAACTACCGGTGAATTTAAGGTAAAAGCAATGATTCTATTAGTAGATGAATTAAATGCTTTAATGAGTTCAGATGATTATAGAGCCTTAGAGGATATTAAAACAGCACTTGGCCAGATTCTTCGTTTGGGGAGAGCCGCAGGTGTACATGTTTGTCTAGCCATGCAAAGAGCGGGTGCAGGCACAATTAACCAAGACCAAATGAATAATATTCAACAGAGAATTATCCTTGGTGGATTCGATGATGGTGCTTCTCAGTTATTATTTAATAAAGATATAAGTAACCTAAGCCGCCCAGAAATTAAGGGACGTGGGTTCTGCCAATCTGGTAATGAAATCTACGAAACTCAATTCTTCTATTTTAAGCAGGCTAGAGATTTTATGTTCGATGAAGATAGAATAGATTCTTATAGAAACAAAATCTTTAGACAACAGAAGTACGGAGAAGAAGATGCAGAAGTTCCTGAAAGTGATTTAGCAGGGTTTGTAGAACAGATACCTAATGAGTATGAACAACCAGACCCACAAGAGGATGAGGACTTTATGGGAATGGATTATTACCCACCTAGAAATAGACAAACAAGAAATAATCCTACAAAGAGAAAGTCATTTGAGAATAACTTCGTCTTTGAAGAGCCTAAAAAGGAAGAAGTAAAAGAAGAGATAAAGGAAGAAGAAAATAGTATTGACCTACCAACTTCTGAGAGTAGTAATACAGAGGTTTCAAATAAGGATAAACCAACATTTATTTTCAAAATATAATTAAGAAGGGAAATAACACAATCACAACAATATGCAACAATTACTACTAAGTTTTATTTTGGCTTTATTGCCAAATTTACCAGTTCAACAAATTGAAAGAGCCTCCAACTTAATTGATTTGGGGGTTTCTTCAATTGTTCCAACAGCAGATTCTTTAAATGGTGCTACTACGTTATGTGCAAATATTGTAGATGTGAATAGTAATGTAGTAGAAGCAGAACAGAGAATCGAACAAGAAAGACTAGAGCAAGAAAGATTAGAACAAGAAAGACTTGCTAGCCAACAAGCACAGGCATATAACTATAATTCAGGATATTCTACTGGTTATTCTTATGCTCCACAAAATTCTGGTATTTGGACTCCATCTTACGGATATGCAAATTGTGACCAGAATGCGGTAGACCAAGGTGGATTATGGGAATGGGCAAACGGATACTTTGCGGCGCATAACTATACACCTGAAGGAAGAATGATTGCATCTACACCAAGTGAAGTAAATATTGGTGGAAGAACTTATGTATATGACCATACAGAATATGGTTCTCATGATGAGCCTTATATTCCTGAACACAGATTAAATGGAGATGGGTCTATCTGGATGCAGACTTGTATTAATGGTGCAGGTGACTTCATGGTAAATAGATACGTGCCTAAAAATTAATTCCATATTGACTTTTTAAGTGAAATATGATAAAATGTGATAAAAGGGAAAGGAGAAAGAATGCCTAGAACTGATAACACATTAGAAGTATTAAATAAATTAGCAGATAGTAAGGCTAAAGAGCAACAGAAAAAGGATAAGAAATTAGCTGGATTCTTAGAAAAGTTAGAGCTTATCCGAGAAGAGAGTAAAAAGCTCTTCAACAAAGAGGATTTTATCATCATTAATGAGAGAGATAAATTACTAGAGTATATAGAGAAATCAAACCAAAATGGGTATATTTCAATAGATACCGAAACAACTGGGGTAGATTTTTATAAAGATACTGTAGTAGGTGTCTGTCTTTACGTAGATGGAGAAAAAGCTTGTTATTGTCCGTATGGTCATGTAGACTATCAAACAGGAGAACAAGTTCCAAACCAACTGGATAAAGAAACAATTATTGAGGCTTTAAAGAAGATAAATGCTAAGATAATTATGCACAATGCAGACTTCGATATTCGTATGGTATTACATACCTTTGGAGTTCGACTTCATTGTTGGTGGGATACTATGATAGGTGGGTATATCTTAAATGAGAATGAACCACATGGTTTAAAACCACTCTATGAGAAATATGTTTCTAAGAAAACAGAGAAATCATTTAGTGAGATATTTGATAAGATAGGATTCCAATATGTACCTATTGAACTTGGTTATATGTATGCGGCACACGATGCATTGATTACTCGTGGATTGCAACAATTTCAAGCAAATTATCTGAATGAAAACCATCCTAGACCTGATTACAGAGCAATCAACTATGTATTCAGAAATATTGAGATGAGTGTATTAGATGCCTCTATCAATATGGAAGAAACTGGGGTGTATTTAGATATTCCTTATTCAGAATCTCTTGTACCTAAGTATGAGAAGAAATTATCTGAGGCATTAGAAATCTGCTATCAAGAACTAGATAAGTATAAAGAAAAGATACTTATAAATGAGAAGTTGAGTAACCCAGTAAATCTATCCTCTCCTAAGCAATTAGGAATCGTGCTATATGATGTAATGGGATTAAAACAAGTAGATGGAAAAAAGACTGGAGTAGAGGTACTAAAACAGTTAAACACTTCATTTACAAAAGCACTATTAGAGTACCGAGGCGCTTTGAAATTACTAAATACCTATGTCAAAAAGTTGCCAAACGTAAGACAAAGTGATGGAAAAGTCCATTGTAGGTTTAATGGAATTGGGAGTGCAACGGGCCGCTATAGCTCGTCAGACCCTAGACTACAAAACTGTGAATTGGGGTCTATAAATTCAGTTAACTCAGGGGAACTTTAATTCAAACAATCCTGAGCCAAGACACACATAAATATATCTGTTAGGAGATACATGTTATGAAAAAAACTATTTTTGATAAAGATGGAATAGAAGAAATTAGAAAATATTTAGAGTCCGGTCATACAAAGAGAGAAACTTGTAACAGATTCACAATCAAACTAAACACATTAAACAAAGTTATTCGTAAGAATAATATAAAGCAACAACTACCAGAAAACCAACACATTAAGAGAATATCTAAAGAACAAGAAAAGATGATTTGTACCTTATTTAGAACAACGTATATGTCACTGTTAGATATTCATCATGAAGTTGGAGTTGACCAAAATACAATAATGAATGTTCTAAAGGAAAACTTTTCTCAATATGATATTGATAGGAGGGTAAATACTTATAAAGGTACTGATGTGGTAGATGGTAAGGGATATGTAATCATTCCAAAGCCTGAATGGTATGTAGGAAGAAAGAACAGTAAATATGTTTACTTACATAGTGTTGTAATGTGTGAAAGTTTGGGAATTACTGAGATTCCAAAAGGATTTTGTGTTCATCATATTGATGGAGATAAGACAAATAATGATATTTCTAATTTATGTCTATTAACAGTAGAGGCACACTCGAAGTTACATCAAATTCAAAGAAAAATGTGTAAGGCGCAGAGGCCAATTAAAAAATAATGTAGGGAAACCGAAACGCTGAACAATGCTTGACTTGTGCCATTTAATAGTGAGCAAGTAGGCATCGAAGATATGGTCCACTAAATGAATTTGCAGAATATCCCAAGCCATGATAAGTCTATTAGACCAATGTTTACTGGGGGAACAGATTACAGAGATGTAGCTGATTTAACCTTTGAGAAATGTGAGGAAATAGAGTTAGAAAATGGTGAGTGGAAATTTGTAGAACTCTTATCTGTTGGAGATAAAATAAAAACAGAGAAAGGAATTTATACTATCTCTCATGTAGAGATACAACCAACGTTGGTAGGGAAAGTAATTATCCAACTAGAAGGAGAATAGTTTGAAAAAATTATTTGGAGTATTTGTTATTTGTCTTATATTCCTTGGTGTACTATGGCTAGGTGGATATTCAATGGGTGGTTTTTCTAATGCTATTGATATGAAGAACCCTATCAGTGTATTTGAACCAACTCTTAATAAGTATGGTTTAGTACCAGAGAATACTCCTCCACCAGTCGTAGAAGAGAAACAAGAAGATACAAAACAAGAAGAACCTAAGCAGGAAGAACAATCAAAAGAAGAAGAGAAGAATGAAGATACAAGTAAAGAAGAAACTCTATCAGTGACAAAAGAGGATTTACTAAAACTCGTGTCTGAAATCAGAGTATCTACACATGAGAATACAGAAAAGTATAATCGTGATGATTGGGAAAAGCCTGCTAAGAAGTTTACATTAGATGGAGAAAAGGTAAGTAGAGTGAAATATGATACTTATACTTCTCAATACCTTATTAGTAAAGACCCATTTGTTTATAAAGACCCTTATACAGATAAAGAAATCACTGACATCAAAATTTTAGACTTCGACCACCTAGTCCCGATTTTTTACTGTGATAAGTTTTCCGATTTGTCTTGGTCGAAAGAACAGAAGAATAAATTCGCACAGGATGAAAATGTTGGTGTTTCCGTATTAAATAAGGAAAACAGAAGTAAGGGAGCAAAAGGGCCCTCTGAGTGGTTGCCTAAAGCAAATCAAGGTGACTATTGCTATTCATGGCTTTTAATTGCTCATGAATATGGGTTGGCACTTAGACAACAAGACATTGACACATGTAAACTTGTTTGCTTAAATGAAATTTCAAGTGGTCATAGTTTAAAAAGAATGAACTAAGGTTCAACATCTTGAAAGTGTTTCTTTCAAGTTCAAAATATCAAAAGAAAGGATAAAACTTTAATGTTAAAAAATTTAAAAAAGAAGTTAGCCACATTAGCATTAACTGCCATGACAGCATTATCTGTCGTTGGTTCAGTTACTCCTGTATTTGCTAATGGTGGTGCAGGCTCTGGTGGCTCTGGTGGTGGTCAGAACACAGGCGACAATCCAGGATACACGATTTGGTTTGACCAATGGGGAGCTGACGGAAACCCAGTGCAGGGCTGGGATGATGCATCAATGAACAACATGCAGGCTCGTGTAGAGCAAACGCTTGGAAAGACGATGAATCCAAATGCTTACGGTGGAACACGACCATACTTAGAGATTTATCAACAAGCGGCACAAGAAGCATTAGCTGATGCCAGAGCACGTTCAGCAACAGGACGTGCAAGAATTGTAGGCATCTCCAGTATTTATTGGGATGGTGGAGACAATATGCAAGCGGCTTATGATACTAAGTCTAATGTATTGCGTCTTGCTGGAACACGTCCTGGTACTGCTACAGAGTTACCTGATGATACAGGTTGGTCTACAATCTATAACAACGGTAATGGTGCTACAGGTACTAACTGGAGAGATTGGTTAGAACAGTATGGTGTTGCTAAAGCACTTGATACTAACCTAACTATGATTGTTTGGGCAGTAGCTGAGGGAGAACCAACAACACCTAATATTGGCCTAACACTTAAAAAGGTAAATGGCAGTCCTGATATTACGAAGGATAATCCATGTTATGCACAAGATTTAAGTGGCGCTGTATATGAAGTACATCGTAAGGCTGATTTAAGTGATGCTCCTTTATATACACTTACAACTAAGGCAGATGGTAGTACAGATGCTATTAGTTCAATTCCTTTTGATTCAACTAACCCATTCTTATATGTGAAGGAAGTTACAGCTCCTAAGGGGTTTGCATTAGACACTACTACTCACATTGTTTCTCCTTATAAGAGAGACACATGGGATATTGTTTCAACAGATATGCCTATGAATGACCCAGTAGCCATTAAGTTGGAGAAGAAGTCGGCAGAAGGCATTGAAAACCCAGCGCCATTAGAGGGTGCAGAGTTTACTGTTAAGTACTACGCAGGTCAATACACTAAGGAAACACTTCCTGAAACAGCTACTCGTACTTGGGTAATTAAGACTGTTAAAAAGGGAAACAAATATATCGCTAGATTAGGGGATGAGTATAAAGTATCTGGGGATGCTTTATACATTGAACCTATTACAAACATGCCAACGTTACCATTAGGTACAGTTACAGTAGAAGAGACAAAAGCACCTATTGGATATACTTTGGATAACAAGACTTTAAATGCTAATAACGAAGAGATTTTCGATGGTTTAGGAGTATTCAATATCACAGATGCAGATGCTACTGGTTTAGCTCGTTTGGTTGGTGGTAATGAGTACACTATCAGTGAAGGTGTTAAGCGTTCAGGATTCTCTATTCAAAAATTGGACGATGAAACAAATGCACCAATCGGTTCTGCTGAGTTCAAGATTTTAAATGCAAATGATTATGATGTAAAGTTAAATCACAAAGATGGTACATCTGAAATCATTAAAGCAGGAGAACAATCAGAAGAAACAATCGTTACAGATGCACAAGGTAACTATACATCTGCATTAGATGCTCTTCAAGTTGGTTCTTATAAATTAGTAGAAACTAAAGCACCTGTAGGTTATTTAATTAATCAATATACAGACTTTGAAATCTCTAATGATTCTGAAATCAATACAATTGCAACTAATGTTACAGTATTAGAAGCTAAGATGCATACTACTGCTGTAGAAGAAAAGACAAATGGTAAGGTATTAGACGGTAGTAAGACAGAACAAACTATCGTTGATACTGTTAAGTACAAGCACTTAATTGTAGGTAAGGAGTACACTGTTACCGGTCAATTAGCAATCAAGCCAGTTGGCAAGACAGCAGAAGAATTATCTGCAATGAGAGAAGATGAATTTGAACGTGTTAAGAATGATAATGGAGATGTAATTACATCTACTGTTACATTTACACCAACAACTCCAGATGGAGAAGTTCAAGTTAAGTTTGTAGTAAACCCATCTAAGTATACTGGCACAAAGATGGTAGCGTTTGAAGATATGCACCAAGGAGACCTATTAATTGGTCATCACGCAGATATTACAGATACAGAGCAAACCGTCACTGTTTCTCTTGAATTAGATGTTACTATTGCTAAGGCTGATGCTGAAAATGTAAATCACTTTTTAAAGGGTGCTGAAATTACAGTATTCAACCAAGATGGTACAATTGCTAAGGATAAAGATGGTAAGGATGCAATTGGTGTTACAGATGAAAATGGTAAAGTATCATTCAAGTTAGCTTATGACCAAGACAACCAAATGTACGTCATGGAAACAAAAGCACCTGAAGGATATGAACTATCTACTGAAAAGTATCCAGTTAAGAGAACTGGTAAGGATAAGTTGGGTGTAGACTTAATTTCTATCTCTGTACTTGATAACGCCATTGTTATTCCTCCAACAGGAGTAGAATCAAACCCTCTATTATTTGTTGGATTAGGATTCACAGCATTAGTTGGATTAGGACTATTGTTTGTAGCAAAGAAGAAATTCGCTAAGTAGTTTGGATATTTGGGAGAGTGTAAAACCTCTCCCTTTTCTTCTGTACTTAATTTTTATAAAAATGTTTTTAAAAAGTTTCGATTTAGGTATTGACAAATTATTATAAGTGTGCTATGATGTAATTGTAGTTAAGGGATTGACAAAATCCACTTTTCACGTAGAAAAAATAAAAAGACCAAAAGAGGTCTATAAAGGAGAAAACATATTATGACAAATTTAGTAAAGAAGGTTAAGGAAGCTATTAAGAACCACAAGAAGATTACTGTTTCTGTATTAGTATTACTATTAGTATCTGCTATCTCTGTTGGTTATATCTTAACAAACAAAAATACTTCTGTCAATACAAATTCTGAAAAGATTGTAGAAACTTCTAAGAAAGAAGAAACTAAGAAGTCTGATGAAAAGAAGAATGAAGTTAAGGCGGATAAGAAGAGTGAAGATAAGAAGCAGGAAGAAAAGAAGGAAGAAGTAACTTCTGCAACAAATACAGAGGAAACAACAACTTCTACATCTAACAACACTTCTGCTGTTGAGAACAATAGTGTTTCAAATTCTACTTCTAATAACTCTACTTCTTCTCAGCCAACATCTGCTCCATGTGTACCAACATATACAACAGTTAACCACCCAGAACAAGGTCATTATGAGCAAACTTTAATTATGTCTGCTTATGATGAACCTGTATATGAGATGCACGCCGTTGGTGGACAAACTGGTAGAATCTATTACAACTTAGATGATTTTGATAATCAGGATGCTGACTTTAGCTATGCAATTAAGCAGGTTCAGGTAGATACAATTCATCATGAGGCTGAGTACAATCAGGTTTGGGTAGTTGACCAGCAGGCTTGGACTGAAACAGTTGCTTCTGGTTGTTAGTTGAGTTCCTTTCTAATCAACGTTGTACCCATAGTATAGACGATTGTTTAGGTAGTGTCAATAGTAAAATCAAAGTATTTTTATGAGAATTTAATTTTGGAAAAATAGTGCTAAAATACTATAACATTTAGCACTTTTTCTGTGTTGAAAGGAAATTTTATGCTAAAATTACTTAAAAAGGGAATACTGATTATACTTACTCTCTTCTTAGTTCATTCTTATATTGGTACTCTATTTATCTATTATAATAACAATATGTACCCTTCTATTAAAGATGGAGATTTGTGCTTTATTCAAAAGTATGATAAACAGTATAAACAGGATGATATTGTTCTTTATAGAGATAAGGTATACAGAGTAATAGCAAAAGAAAATCAAGTAGTAGACATTACAGATACTGGTATTATCGCCGTAGATGGGAATCAATTACTAGGTGTATCTACATTAGGGGTAGAAAAGGGGAGTATAGAACTTCCATATAAAGTTAAAACTGGAGAAGTGTTTGTATTAAATGATTATTATACCGATACCGAAGATAGTAGAACCTTTGGTAGTATTCCAACAACAGGAATAATAGGAACAATAGTATTTTTATTTCGGAGACGAGGATTCTAGGAATATTTAACATAAAGAAAATAGGGAGAATATATTAATTTGAAGATTAGAAATTTATTAGGTAGTTTTGCTATTACAGCACTAGTTGCAACAGGTGCAATCCTGCCAACACACGCAGTAAGTACCACAGCATCAAACTACACACCGATTGATGGTACAACTGCAACTTTTGAGAAGTATTTTGTTATGAATAGTGGATTACAAGTACCAAATGCTACATTTAAGTTTGCTGTTTCTGCAGGAACTGCTGTAGCTCCAGATGCAACTCATTCTAAGATTATGGCAGGGGTTGGAACACCTACGATTGCAGATGTAACATTCTCTGCAACAGATACAGCAGATGTAAAAACAACTGGTGATGTAGGAACAAGTGGTGCTTTAGCAACAGGAAAACAGTTTGTTAATAAGACAGCAACTGTAGATTTTAGTTCTTGTAACTTTACAGAACCTGGTATTTATCGTTATGTAATTACAGAAACAAGCACTGTTACAGGTGTTACAAATGACAGTGCTAAGATTATGGATGTATTTGTAACAGACAATAATGGAACATTGGAACTCAGTGGCTATGTAATGCACCAGAATGCAGATAGTATTGAATTACATGATACAGATGCACAATATAAACTTGCCGATAAGGTAGATGGATTTGTTAATAACTATGAATCTGCTGATTTAGTTTTTGGTAAAGAAGTAACAGGAAATCAGGGTAACAAGTATAAAGACTTTACTTTTACCTTAAAGATTACAAATGCTACCCCAAATGCTAAATATGCAATCAGCTATACAGGTACTGCTGAGGGTAGACAAGATACTCCTACAAGCGGGGAAGTATCTGTTTTAGCAACAGATGGTGATGGAAGTGCAACAAGAACATTTAAGTTACATGATGGTGAGTATGTTACTGTTAAAGGACTTGCAAATGGTGTTAAATATGCACTAACAGAAGATGCACAAGATTATGTATCTACAGAAGGTATCACTGCTCAGGTAAGTGGTGGAGATGCTTATACAGATGCTACAACAGGCACGATTGCAAATAATACAACTGTTAAGACAGGTTTCACAAATACGAAAGCAGGAGTAATTCCTACTGGTATTTTCTTAGGCACAATGCCATACGTTGCTGTAGTGTTAGCAGGTGGTGGAATGGCATTCCTAGTAGCAAAAAAGAAGAAAGAGGACTAATTTATAAAACTACAAGAGATTGACAAGAAATATCCATTAAAACATGTGAATAATATGATTGATAATTTGATATTGATTGTTGGTCTTATTTGTATGTTTATTGGTGGATATTGCTTAATAGATAACTACAATGTATATAATCAAGCGAATGCTGTTCAGGCTTTAGGATTTAAGCCTATTGTTACTGAGAAAGGAATTTCCTTTGAAGATGTTCCTAATGCGATTGCTTGGTTAGAAATACCAAATACAAGTATCAATTACCCAATTATGCAAGGAAAAGATAACCTAGAGTATTTGAATAAGGATTGCTTTGGCAAATATTCTCTATCTGGAAGTATTTTCTTAGACTTTAAGAATAATAAAGACTTCTCTGATGATTATAATTTGATATATGGTCATCACATGTCTGGTGGGAGAATGTTTGGAGAGTTAGATAAATTCTTAGATAACTCTTTCTTAGAAACACATAAGGTTGGGTATCTTTTAACACGAGATAAGATTTACAGAATAGATTTTATAAGTTGTACTACAACAGATGCAAAGGATGAATCTGTGTTCTCTCTAGACATCAATACAGAGCACTCTAGGGGGACTAAAGAGATAGCCTTAACAACTTGTAAGACATCAACAGATACCTCTCGTATCGCTTTATTTGGGGTGCTAGAAGAGATTTCTATTGAACAATATCAGAAAACTAAATAGAAAGGGGAGAGTATACATTTATTTGCATATTTTCCCCTTATTTTTTCACTTTTTATATTGACAATTAACTTTCTTTGTGTTAAGATGTAGAGGAAAGGTTAGGGCAACACAGTGATAGAGGACTTAGAACAGAAACTAGAAGAGTTGTTCATTTCGCAAGGGATTGGTTCTTGGGTGAACCGAGATGATTCCTTAGATGGTGCAAAACAAGCCACAGAACGTTGGAAGAAAACGACTCGATATGTAACAAAGACAGAAGATGCTTATTTAGAGGCATTAAAACTCCGATTACAACAGGGCGGAGTAGCACTTTAGAAAGAAAGAGGACAAAGAGAATGGAAAAGTTTAGTCATTTTAACAAGAAAGTAACAAAGTGTGAGAATATCTCATACAACACAACAGCATGGTTGATGATGAAGGATTTGCCAGTAAGCACTGGAATTGCAGAGATTTTCTTAGGAGAAGCTTGTTTACAGTTAAATAAGGCAAGTGCTAAGTGTGCAGATGGGGATGTATTTGATGAACGTAAAGGTCGTATTATCTCATCTGCAAAGGTACAGGCTAAGTTACATGAAAAGCGTTTAAAGGATGTATATGCAATTCGTAATTACTTAGAACAAGAATTAGAAGAGTTAGAAAAGTTAATTGTTGAAGAAGATGTTAAGTTACGTCATCAGATTGAACGCTTAGACAAATACTCGGTAGAGTAATTAAAGAATGTGGGGGGGCAGTTGCCCTTCCTCCTTTTTGTTTTAGAGGAGGAATAAATGAAACACAAATTAAATAAAGCATTATTGTTAGGAACATTATCAATGGCACAGGTTGTTGGAGTAGGTGTTGGGGTTCATAGTGGAATCATACAAGCTTATGCCGAACAGAAGAGCAAAGACATAACAAGCCAACAGTTTTTAGATTATATTAATCAGTTGAAACAGAAATACCTTGATTTCAAGTTTGAAGAAAATACAGTAGTGTATAATTCAACACAAGAGGCACAACAAGCAGAGCAAACTCAAAAACAACAAATAGAGCAATCTATTAAACAATATGAGGATGCTAAGAAACAACAAAAAGAAGAACACGATAGGAAAGTAGATAAGTACCAACAAGACTTGACACAGTACAATCAAGAAAAGCAAGCCTGGGAAAATAAGAAAGCAGAGTTAGAAAGCAAGAAAGCAGAAGAGGGTCAATTAATTGAAACATTAGCACAGAATCTTGTCTTTAAAGATGAACCTAATGCAGAGGTAACTGTTAGTGGCAACTTTCAAGGATATTGGAAACGTTCTGATAATAGATACGGTAATGATTATGGTAATGTGGATTATAAACCTGAAAGTGGAGATACATTAGAACAATCGTGGACAGGTGGTTATGCTACGTGGAAAGCAGGTAATGACAACTTCTTAGGCTTGCCAGTTGTATTATCTCAAGGTGATAGTATCACAGCAACATATACAAATCTACAGAATAGTAGCTATGCTGGCAAGAAAATAAGTAAGGTAGAGTATACAATCTCCTCTAACCAGACACAACCACATTCAGTATTTGTATTAAAGAATCCTGCTTTAGGTCTATGGACATATAATACAAAAGAAGGCAATAACACTGTTCAGACGAACCTAACTATGAAGTTCTATGATGAAGACGGTAATTTAATCGAGTTTGATGAAAACCATCCAGCATTAATAAATATGGGTAGTTTAAATTCTGGTACAACAGCATCTGGATATAGATATATTGAAAAGGTTTATAATCAGAACTTTAGATTTGTACCTATCAATGGTTCTCTAATCAAAGAGAGTGCTAATCATGAAATCTATGCAGTAGATGAAGATACTGATAACCCTACAAACTATAAAGGGTGGGATAGTACAAAATGGGATAGAATTGGTAATCCTAATATGTGGTTCGGTAGTGGTACAGGTGTTGTAACAAGTGGTAATACAATCAGTTTATCTGCTGAATCAAATGCAAGTGGTCAGTGGTTGATAGTAAATGGTGCAGTAACTACAAAGGATGTGCTTCCACCATTCTTGTTAGAAGAGCCAAAAGAACCAGAAGTACCTGCTGTCTATGGATACCAAGGCAACAATGGAACTCCAAACACTGTTTCCTATACAAGAGTTGCAGTAAGACAGTTAGATACTAGATGGGTTAGCACAACAGGAGAAGAACTAAAAACAACTGTAACTGATGAAGATATTAAACCTGCAGGAACTATTCCACATTATGTTTTTGACCATGACACAACAGATTCGGATGGTAACGTAACTCATGTATTTAAACAATTAATCACAAAGTGGGTAGACCAAAGTGGTAAAGAATTAAAAGACCCAGTGAAAGATGATAGTATCCAAGATAAAGGCACTATTCCAGATTATGCTTTTGTAGAAACAAAGACTGAAGGAGATATTACAACACATATCTTTAGACAGTTCAGCACAAAGTGGATTGACGAAAATAACCAAGATATCCAACCTAAGTTTGTGGGAGATAAAACAAAGGATAAAGAAGATTTTAATGAGTATGCTTATGTCAACACTGAAACAGTTGATGGTAATTTAATTCATCATTATAGACAATATACAACTGAGTGGGTAACAGAAGATGGTACACCTATTAAAGATAAGGTAGTCGGAAAAGAGATTAAGGATACGGGCGAAATCCATAATTATAAGTATTTAAGAACTGATACAGATAATAGTGGAAATGTCAAATATATCTATTCTCAATTGTCTACTCATTGGGTTGATGAGAGTGGAAAAGACTTAGAAGAACCAACTAAGACAGACTCATTTAAAGAAGAAAAGCAGTTTGAGGGATATAAGTTGATAAACACTTCTGAGAAAGATAATGATAAGACTTACATCTACCATAAACTAACTACTGAATGGGTAGAAGATATATCAAATAAGCAACTAAAGAAACAAGATGGTACTCACGACCATGGAAATATTGATTCTTATGAGTATGTTAGAACCATAACAAAGGACAACGGAGATTTGGTTCACGTATTCAAAAAAGCAAAGCAGAAGAAAGATGATGTTCCTACAGGAGTACATAACAATAGCTTAATTAGTCTATTTATGATTCTATTTAGTTCCGTTGGTCTAGTGATTGCCAATAAGTTCAAGAAGAGAGAAGTCTAAAAACTTCTCTTTTCATTTGACAGTGTGTAATGTGTGTGTTAAAATAATAGAGAAAAGAGGAAATAAAGTATGAGTTTTAAACAGCAAATGGAGAGTCAAACAGGGTATTCTTGTTTCACAACATTCTTTGAAGATTTTTCTATTGCAGATAAATTTGGAGTAGATGCAATCAAAGATACTTATGCTAGAGCATTAAAAGAATGGAAATCTAACTATAAGTATCTAACTGAATTGGTAATGATGTTAAATTGGAAGATTTGGCAGTATTATGGTAAGAACGATGGGTTAGCTATTGTTTATAATGAACTATGGCAAAAAGCAGACACTTATGCCTGCGAACACCTCAAGGGAGAAGAACTTTCATACTACTATAGCACAACGGATTAGTGAGGTGAGAATTTGGGAAGGGAACTTACATTAGTTATATTATTTTTATTGACAGCTTGTTCTGCTACAACAGGTAATTTAAAGTCAATGTACATGATTAAGGGCAATGCATTTCAACAGTATTTCACTACTGCAATTGATTCGGTAGTATATGGTTTATCTGTATTGTTCTTAGTCAAGGGTAGCGATTTAGTATCTATCTTTGTATTTGCTTTTGGTAAGGTTTGTAGCGTATATTTCACTCGACTTATCTTTTCTAAGACAAATAAGACAGTGTATAAGTGTAATGTATATTTAAGTAGTATTGAGGCTCATGGATTAGAACTCTTTCTATTTAATAACAACATCTCTTTTTCTAGAGTAAATGAGACATTTTTACACAGTGAAAGAGCTAAGGTATCAATGCACGTAACAAAAGACCAGTATGACAAAATGCTTGGGTATTTAAAGAGTATTGGGATTGAGAACCCAACATTAGATATGACAGAAGTCAGAGTTAAAGGGAATATTGAAAGGAGAACCAATGGTGAAAAGTAAGATTGGAAAAGTATTAGTAGTAGGTGATGTACACTTTGTTAATACTTCTTATTTAAAAGATAGACTTTCTTATTGTGTAGATAGTCTTAATTGGGTAGAATCTAAAGCAGATGAACTATCTGTAGATAAGATTATCTATGTTGGTGACTTCTTTGATAGAGCAGATATTAACTCTGACGAGATTACTGCATTGAATAAAGTAAAGTGGACTAAGTGTGAGCATATTGTTATTGTTGGAAATCATGAGTTAAGTAAGGAAACAAACTCTGTTACTCTATTAAAGTTCTTAGGATTTAATGTAGTTGATAAGATTGAAGAGATTGATAATATCTTATATATTCCTTATCTCTATGATACAGATGACTTTGATTATTCTATTTTAAAGGATAAAGAACTGGTAATCAGTCATAATGATATAGCAGGTATTCAGGTTGGTAAATTTAAGACTGTAAAAGGATTTGATTTAGAGAAATTAACAAGTGCAAAACTATTTATCAATGGTCATATTCATAATGGTTCTTGGCTAAAGGAGAATGTTTTAAATATTGGTAACTTTGTAGGATTAAACTTTAGCGAGGATGCTTTTAAGTATCAACATAATGTGGCACTTGTAGAGAATGGTAAGGTAGAACTAATTGAGAACCCTTATACACTGAATTTCTATCATTTAACTAAGTTATCTGAGTTATCAAAAATTAAAGATAACGCAGTAGTAAGTTTTAGATGTAATAGAGATGATGTAGATACAGTTACAAAGAAACTAGATAGCAATAAGAAAGTCAAGTACTTTAAAGTTTTATTGTTTAGTGAGCAAAAAGCCACAAAAGAAGTAGAAGAAGAAAAGTTAAATAAGGTAAATCACATTGAACTATTTCAATCATTTATGTTAGAGAAACTTGGAACAGATAAGATGATAAAGGAAGAGGTGGAGAGTGTATGCAAGTAGTATTTAGTAAATTAGTTATGCACAATTTTCTTTCCTATGCTCATTCTGAATACAAGTTTGATAAAGATGGTTTTATCTCTGTTAAGGGATATAACAAGAATCCAGAGGATAATGCATCAGGAAATGGTGCAGGTAAGACGGGCTTTAGCTCTGCAATCATTTGGGGTTTAACAGGTACGATGACTAATGGGGTTAAGGATGTTCACAATCGTTATGTAAAAGAGCCAGAAACCTATGTATATTTAGAGTTCTCAGTCGATGGAAAATCATATACACTAAAGAGATTCTATAAGCCGGCAGGCATGGAATTTACTGTAGATGGTAGAGAGATTGAGAATAAGGGTATTAGAGATGCAGAGAATATTCTTCATCAATATTTACCAGACATTAATGAGAAATTATTAAGTTCTGTTATCATCTTAGGTCAAGGGTTGCCCAACAAACTAACAAACAATACTCCTAGTGGTAGAAAAGAAATCTTAGAGCAATTATCTAACTCTGATTTTATGATTGCAGATATTAAGGATAGAATTACCAAGAGATTGGATGAACTATCGACTAAAAAGAGAGAGTTGGAAGATAAAGTACTTCAACTAACTACTACAATAGAAAATAATCAGAAGTTAGTCAGTGATTATCAATATGAGTTAAATCACCTATCTCCATGTGATATTTTAGTTAGCGAATTGCATGAGAATAAGGCTAAGTACGCTGAATTATCCTCTAAGAAGTTTGAAAGTCATGATGAAGAGCTAAAGAAGCTATACAATGAAAAGGCTAAAATTAAAAATGAGCCTGTCATCACAGATTTATCTTCTATTGATGTCAAACTAGCAGAAATGAGAACCACATTAAAAGGTAAGATAGATAAGTATAAGGAATTATCTTCTATTACCACTGTTTGTCCTACTTGTGGTCAAAAGTTAATCGGAGTACACAAGCCAGATACTTCTTCTTTAGTTAGGGAAATCAACGAACTTAAGGAAAACGGTGTTCAATTAAAGGCTCAACGAGATAAAATTGAACAAGAAAACAATAAGATTATTGCGGAGTGTAATAGGAAGTATCAAGAAAATGTTGCATTGGTGCAAACTTCTATTGAAAAGTTAGAACAGTTACAACAAACATCTCAGAGAGCTAAACAATTAGTAGAATCTCAGATGAAGAACCTATTAGAGAATATTTCTAAGATTCAAGTTGAGATTGATGGGTATAACAACAAGAGAGATACTTATTTATCTGGTATCGAGAAGGCAACAAAAGAAAATGATAGATATTCTGTAGAATTAGATACACTAAAGTCTGAATTAACAACAGTTTCACAGAGAATTGATATTCAGAATAAGATGAATACTCTTACTAAGAGAGATTTCCGTGGAGTACTATTATCTAACTGTATTTCTTATTTAAAGTCTAAGATGAGCGAATTTGCCTTAGATGTGTTTAACACAGATAAGTTAAAGATGGAACTAGATGGGAATAATGTCTCTATTACGCTAGATGGAAAAGAATATGAGAGTTTATCTGGGGGAGAAAAGACAAAAGTAGATATTATTATTCAGTTATCTATTAGAGATATGTTGTGTAAGTATGCTAATTTCAGTTCTAATATTCTTGTCATTGATGAAGTTACAGACTTCTTAGATGAACAATCAGCAAATAATGTATATAATCTATTTATTACAAAGTTGAATGATGTAAATGCAGTATATATTATCTCACATCGAAAGGATTTTACTATTCCAACAGATAATGTCATGATTATTGAAAAGGGTGCGGACAAGATTAGTAGAATCCTACAATAGATTTAATTGACATTGGAAATCAGTTGTAGTAAAATATTAGATGTTGGTATAGAACACAATAAGTGTTTAGTAAGGAAGAGGGTGATAGATGTGAAAAAGTCAGTTAAAGTCAAGGCAAGAACACGTAATGTGTTAATGTCCGCTGACTATTCCTGAGCGTATCCCAGCAGGAGATAAAAGTAATGGCACAGGTGTGTGGAGACCCTATGATGAAAAAGACCTTTGAAGAGGGGAAAGACTTCTATGCCATGATTGCCAGTTTGTCTTTTCACAGAGAGTATAAAGATTGTCTAGAGTTTTATCTAGAGGGTACTCCAATCAAACAGGTCAGTGGGGAATGGGTAGAATGTTCAGAAGAAGAGTGTGAGAAACACGCAGGACACAAAACTGAAACAAATTCTGAAGGTAAAGAGTATAGAACCAAGTCAAAATCGGTACTCTTGGGAATACTCTACGGCCGTGGAGATGCATCAATAGCAGAGCAACTACATTGTTCTCTAGAAGAGGCAAGAGAAATTAAACAGGCTGTGTATAAAGGATTCCCTGCCATTGAGAAGTTTGAAAAGGATAGTTTAGCACACGCTCAGGCACATGGGTGGGTTGCCACTCTGTGGGGGAGAAAGAGAAGATTACCAGACATAAATCTTCCTCCTTATGAAGTTTTCTATCTTGAACATGACGAAAATGGAGAGCTAATTAAAGGAAAGAAAGCACCAGAAATCTATGAAAAACAGATTTTAAACAAATTAGCTACATTTAGATATAAAGCTCAACGAGATGCGTTTATAGATAAAGCAAGAGAAAAAGGTTTCTTAGTAGTTAATAATGGGGGAAAGATTTCTCAGGCTAAAAGACAGGTAGTGAACTCAATCGTGCAAGGCTGTCAATTGGGTAATACACTGTTGCACACTAAAGAATATGGCATTGTTAAAATCCAAGATGTTGTAGGTGAAAGTTTACATGTTTGGGATGGTAAAGATTGGACACGAGCAGATATTGTATATACTGGTAAGAAACAACTTTGTCATGTCAAGTACAACAGAGGAATTGAGTTCAGTTGTAGCCCTAACCATAAATTATTAGAAATTAATACTAGGGGTAGTGAGAAATTCATAGAAACTCGTGATTTAATGAACTCAAAGATGAAACGTAGAATTAGATGTAACGAAAGTTATATAAAGTCTAATTATGTTTATACGAGTAAAAGAACTACAGATAGGTTAGCAAGAAATACTCACGAATACTACCTAGATGATATTGGGGATTCTTATAAGACAGGTATTTTCCTTGGTAGACTTGCATCTGATGGACATTTATCTTACACCACGGAACGCAGTTATGTTGGGTTGCTTGTTGCTGAACATGAAATAGAAGTTCTTGATATGTTAAAGGATATTACTTCGTGTTGGGTAACCCACGAGAGAGTTATTGGGGTTCGAGAGGGTAGAACACAGAAACTATATTGGCATAGTGTTGGCAGTAAGACTCTTGCTAATGAAATTAGAACATTAAATACTAGATTTGACATTCCAGATGTAATGTTCCAAGATACCGAGATGCTACGTGGATACTTGTGTGGGATGTTTGATGGGGATGGAACAATAGTTGATGGAACTATCTCTCTTAGATTTGGTAAGAACCACGACTACTCTGTAATGCTAAATAAGATACAATTAGCACTTGTATTCTTTGGTATTAGAAGTACTTGGAGACAGAATAAGTGTGACGATAGTTATACACTATGTATTTCCAGATATGACAATAAAGTATTTGAAAAGTATATTGGCTTTATTAGTAACGAAAAGAAAGAAAAATTATCTAAAGCACAGGATACTTACCGTGATGAACATATTTTCGGTAAATGCGACCTAGTAGATTCTACTGAAATCACAGATGAATATGTAGACATGTATGATGTTTGCAATACTGAACGAGGTTATTATGTAGCAAATGGATTTGTTACACATAATTCGGCGGCCGACATGTCTAAGAAAGCATTAATTAAATTGGATAGAGATGAGAGATTAAAGGCATTACATGCTAAGCCTATTATTCCTATTCATGATGAAGTTATTTTAAGTGCTCCTTTTAGATATGCTAGAGAAGTAGAGAAGAGATTTGCCTATGATATGGAAACAGCGGCAACAGATAAACTAAAATTAGATATTTCTACTGATGTTACTGTAACATTCAACTGGTATGGTAAAGAATTAGAGTTAGACAGCGATTTAGGACAATTTGAAGAAGAGATTGATGAAACTTGTGTGAAGCACAAGGAGTAGTTAATATAATCCTCTTGACTTATATATGTTTTAGTGATAGAATGTATGTAAGGTTAGGAGGATTTTTTTCATTATGTATTATGACTCACTAAACGGTAAAATTTCAAAGGTGATTGGAGAACCAGAAAATATTTTCACTAATTTTGTTTTAAAAAATAAACTACCCTTGGGTATTTTTGAAACATCAAATGGTGTCATTAATCTAGAAAATGATTGCCAACAAGAATTACGTGATGGGACTACTATATTTACAACAACAAATATGTCTTTAGAGGGCATTTGTAAAATACTTGACTTATTTGAACAGTGTAAGACTGGGTATCATTTAGAAGTTAGACAGTTCAATGAAGATTTATATGGGGGTGGAATTTGTTTTATCGTTAAGAAGAACATTGAAGTAGATACCACAACTTTAGAAAACCAAAATAAAATATTAGAAGAGTGTAAGAAATTGCAGGATATTCAGTTTGACTTAGTATCAGTTAAGGAAAAATTGGAGAAATATGCACATGACTTAGCTAATCATGAAAATACTCTCTTTAGTTTAGAGGAGATGGTTAAAGACATGGTTAAAGATGAAGAAAAAAAGAAATTAGCATTAGAGAAGATTAAAGAATTAAATAGTGAGATGGATAAGTTAGGAAAAGAGTTAAAACAAGATATTCCTTCAGTGGATAAATCAATGGATATTACATCCTATCTAGAGAAAGAACTAAAGAAGTGATGTATGAAATATTTTATTACAAGTGATGTTCGTAAATAAGCACTAAGTTAATCCCTAGTACCGTAAAGGTACGATTGTTTACAAGACTCAGTAGATAGAAATACCTACTACGATAGTTAGATGAAACACATACACACCCTTGGTTAAATGCTCAAGACTGAGGCTCTGTGATTACTGGTTAAGTTGGAATGAGAGTGCTAAGCTAGTCCTGTGTCAGTAATTTCAAAACTCTAATTATCATTGTCGATGAGAAGCCCGACACTAACTTTGGTAACAGAAGTTAGTTAGGCATTACAGTTGAGTGAGTACTGTCTTACAAAGTAAAACTCACTAAGATTAAATACGAAAGGAGTTAAGACGTATGTTCGTATATGTTTTAGATAAAGATGGACAACCACTTATGCCAACATCACGTTTTGGCAAGGTTCGTAGGTTACTAAGAGATAAGAAAGCAAAGGTAGTAAGAAGTTGTCCATTTACAATTAGGTTATTGTATGAACCTGAAACGAAAGTCGTACAAGAAGTAATACTCGGTGTGGATACAGGTTCAAAACACGTAGGTGTAGCCTGCGTGGGAAATGATAAAGTGTTGTATCAAAGCCAAGTTGAATTACGAGATGATATTAAGAGAAAGATGGATTCTCGAAGAATGTATAGACACAAAAGACGTTTTAGAAAAACTCGTTACAGAAAAGAAAGATTTTTAAACAGAAGAAATTCTATTCGGAAAGATAGATATTGTCCTACGATTATTAGTAAGTTTCATGGACACGAAAGAGAAATTGAGTTCTGTAAGAGGATTTTGCCGATTACAAAGGTGGTTCTTGAAACAGGAACATTCGATACCCAACTTATGGAAAAGCCTTGGTTACAACAGTATAAATGGGCTTACCAAAAGGGTGTAAACTACGGTTATGCTAATGCTAGAGAACATGCACTAGTGAGAGATAACTATACTTGTCAATGTTGTGGCAAGAAAAATTGTAGATTAGAAGTTCACCACATTGTATTTAGAAGTAATGGTGGAAGTGATACATTAGAAAACCTTATTACTTTATGCAAGGATTGTCATAAAGCAATTCATATGGGAGAAGTAGAGTTAAAGTTAAATGGTAAACGCCAAAGTAATTTAAAATATGCAACTCAAATGTCTATTATCAGAAGTATGTTGTTGAAGAAATACCCAGATGCAATAGAAACATTTGGTTTTGTAACAAAAGCTAACAGAGAAAGCCTAGGTATTGGAAAAGACCATTACTTAGATGCTTGCGTAATAGCAAGTGGCGGATTGGAGTTCGAACAATCGGATATATTATATCGAAAGAGATGTGTATCAGTTCAAAGTAGAATATTAACGAAAGGTATTCGTAGTGAAAAGAGATTGCCTACAGGTAAAGTTCATGGGTTTAAAAAGTTTGACAAAGTTGAGTATATGGGAGAACTTTGCTTTGTCAAAGCAAGACGAAGTAGAGGTTCGTTTGTGCTAATGGACATAGAAAATAACACTCTTGATTTTAGAAACAAAGGTGGTAAACACGAACCCTCATATAAATATCTAAAACGAGTATATGCAAGAAGAAGTGTTTTATGTATAAGTAAGAGATTAGAAAGAGAGGTAAGGCTCATCGATGCTAAAGACATAGTGTTTTCCTGAGCCAAAAATACATGAAGTATTTTGTAGTTAGCGATGTTCATGGTCATTACACAGAACTAAAGAACAAGTTAGATAAACAAGACTTTAATGAGCAATTAGATACTTTAGTAGTGTGTGGTGACTTATTAGACCGTGGAAAAGAGAATGTTAAATGTATCCAGTATGTTAATTCCCTTCCTAATAAGGTTTTAATTAAAGGCAATCATGAATATAATTTAGAGAAATGCCTAAGAGAGTATAATTTTAGCTATGCAGATAAGCATAATGGAACATTAGATACTATTTTAGAAATTGCTAAGTATGTATCTGGGAAAAAGTATCTAAATGCTTATGATAGAGAGATTTATTTATATGCAAATCAATATTTAGAGCTTTCTCAATATTTAAACTCTCTTCGTGATTACTTTGAGTTCACTGGTATTGATGGAAATAATTATGTGTGTTGTCATGGTTGGCTACCACAAGACTATAAAGATGAGAACTGTAAAGATTTTGAATACTATTCATGGTTAAATGGTATGGAACAGTGGCACAATGGTAATACTTTTAAAGATAAGACCATTATTTGTGGTCATTGGCACTGTTCTTATGGAAATTCTAAGTTTCATCATATTGGCTCTGAATTTGGAAAAGATGCTTGTTTTGAGCCATTTAAAGATAAGGGAATCATAGCATTGGATGCTTGTACTGTCCTAACCAAGAAAGTTAATGTGATAGTACTGGAAGGAAATTGATATGAGTAAATTAGAAGATTTTAGATTTATTCCTACAGCGAAACAAAAGATTGTACAAAGATATGGTGGAACAGGGTACAGAACTGTATTTCTTTGTCCTGTTTGTGGACAAGAACTTCGTTTTATTGCAAAAGAAGCTTTGAAATGTCCTGTTTGTGGCAATCTAATTAAAAAGGGTGTTGTAGGTAGTTAAAGGGAGAACAACTTGAAGAAGAAACAGTTAAATAAATTAACAATTGGGGCATCATTATTGATGTCCTCCATTTTGATGTGTGGAAGTGCTGTAAAGACTTATGCACAAGCAGATTTAACCCCAGAGGAGACTCAACGGATAGAAGAATTTTTAGAAACAAAACCGAGTAATGGAGAGACCTTAGTTTTAGAACAACACACTCCACTACCAGATGAGAATCTACATAAGTTCTCAGACAGAAACAATTTCACCTCAGTGTTAGAAAGCAGAGCAACAAAAGAGAGATTAGATAAAGATTATACTTTCACTTTTGAAACTGCTGGGGATAATGTTGGTGCAACTGTTAAAGTTAAAGATTGGCAAAATCTAGAAGTGTACAACACAGCATCTATGGAACAAAGTGGAATGGAATATCCTGGTGAAAAGTATGTATTTGCTAAGCAAGTCACATTTATTAGACAGGATAATAATGCAGAGTTTACAGAACATAATGTGGTTTTATCTGTAGATGGCTCAACAGGAACAAGGATGTTTGATTCAGCTTGGAGTGGAAGATATATTTTTGATTACCCTATTGAAGAGGGGGATACAAGATTCACTTCTACTGTTTCTGGAACAAATGAGATGGCTTCTATGGGAACAACAGGCTATTGGGAGTTAGTTGCAACTGTTTTAGAATCGATTCCATATAGTACAATTGTTGAAGTAGATGAAAGCTTAAAGCAGGGGGAGATTGTAGAAACACAAGTAGGAGAAGATGGAACAGAGACGGGTGCTTTTAGACTATCTATTGGAGATGATTTAGGTGGAACATATTTAGATTATGATTCTGATGTCATCTATAGCAATCTAAAAGATATATTTGATATGTCAGGAACTCATCAAGGTACATCTACAACACATCCTTGGGGATATAGTGAGTTGGTCAATGAACATGCTAAGAGCCCTACAGACCGAGTTCTAAAGGTAGGAATCGACTATACTAAGTTTGTAACAGAAGATGGGGAAGAACTAAGAGAAAAAGAATTTGGAGTACATGATAAAGAAAACTTTGATGGATATGAATTTGTAGAAACAAAAACAGAAGAAAATGGGGATACTGTTCATGTATATAAGAAAGCTGTAGCTCCAGAGCCAGTTCAAGAACAAGAGTTACCAAAACAAGGCGAAACAAATAAAACTACAGAAACTCAGTCAACCACAGTTGTAAAAGATGATAGAGTCATTGAAACTGGGGTTAGAACTAATTTATTTGTAAATCTTGCTATGGCAGTCTTTAGTGGAATTGGTTTATTAACGTTAGCATTGAAGAAGAAAGAAAAAGAGTAATAGGAGGTGCGAAAAACATGTTTGCTGATTTAAAAAATGATTATGAAGATATTAGTGTTGCTGAATACTCAAAATGGATTGAGAATTGGTTGGAAACCTTAGCAAATTTAGTGGAAGCAGAGAATAATTTTGATGATACCCTAGATGAAACAAATGAACACTTTTCAGAGGTGTGTGGGAAAGCATATGAGCCTGTTGAGTATTACTTTCATCATTTTAACTTCTGCCAAGGGGATATTATGATTTGTTCTGGGGATAATTATAAGACATATAGGGTTTATTATGGTTCTGATAACGATATTAAGTTGTATGAGCATCCACGAGAATTTTATTTGATTGATGAGAGATATGTTGTTGATATTTGGACAGCACTAAAACAATTACCTGTTAAGGTAGTGCATGAGAAAATATTAGAACAGCAGGAACTACAGAATCAGGAAGTTGAAAAGATATTACGTAATCAACTAGACCGCATATATTTTGCAGGAAGGATAGAATGACAAAATAATTCTATTTTCCTCTTGCTTTAGTCATCTTAATGTGCTAAAATTATGGTATAGGTTAAAGTGAGGTGATTTTAGTGAGGAAATTATACATTTGCATTGGGGTTAAAGGTTCTGGTGTGACTTCTTATGTACAATCACACTTAAAAGATGGTACAGAATCAATCGTTGTTCCTAATATTCAAGCGATTAAGGTATTTGAAGAGGGTACAGATGTTCTATACATTGATAACGATAACTTAAAAAGAAGTACAAGAGCAGGTCTATATAACTACTGTAAACACAAAGGTATTGAAGTAATCGCATTATGTTTCTTGAAACCACTAGCAACTTTAATTCATAACTATAACCCTGATTGTGGAAAATCTATCTCTGAGATTATTCAAGACTACAAGAGATTACAAGTTCCTCGTATTGGGGTAGATTGTGATAAGATTGAAAAGGTCTATGGCAATAACTTTAATGAATTTAGACATGAGTTCCTTGGTAATTTACCTCATGACAATCCAAACCACAAGGAAAGCATTAACGAACATATTATGATGTGTGTTCAAAACTCTCCTACACTACGATTAAAAGAGATTTCTAAGTATCATGATTTAGGAAAGTTTATCTGTAAAGAATTTGTTTCAGAACATAGGGCAACCTATCATAATCATGCTTTTGTTTCTGCTATGTATTATCTTGCAAAGATTGATGTAACAAATCAAGAAAAGTTAGATAATATGGAAGTAATCTACCAACATATTTCAGTAATTAATGATTTAACTGAAAAACAAATCAAGAGAAACAAGTTAGAAAAGATTGTTCCTTTGATGTTAGAGTTTAGAGAAATCGACAAGAAATCTAGAATTATTTAGCGGAAAGTAGGCAAGATACATGGAAGATAGTAAATTAAATACCATTCAATTTGCTCAATCCCTGTTCGGATTAGAGCCCGATACACCTATTGCCCATGAGTTTGACGTGGAATTTGGTCAAACAAAGGATAGATGGTGGTCATGTCAGAGAGAACATTTTGCATTTTGGGCGATTATACAAAATACCGATGGTACTAAAGGATACGAACATAAACCAAATGCAAGTGCAATGAAAATGTATAACATGATAGGTGCACCAGAATTGCTATTGTGGTTGATTGAGGCATTGCACATTTCATTAGGATTAGCTACAACAGAGTTTAGAAAGTTTGTAATAGAATTGGCTAAGTTAGGGAGAAAACCAAAGAAACAGTGTAAGATGATTCGAGATAAGTATCCCTATAATGTGGTTGAGCAATGGTTAGTGCAAAAATAGTTAAAATCCATAACTAAGAGAGGATGGTAGGTATGTTTAAAAAGAAACAACAAGATAAAGAACTTTTAGATGGCAAGATATTTAGTGGAGAATTAAGTGAGATTGGGGTTAAGTCACAGGAAGAGCAAAATAATGTAATGAAAGGGTTTGTAAAAGAAAAATATTGCAAAGATGGGTCAATCTATCGACTTCTTTTAGGGACTTTTGGACTTACTGCTCTTATTTCTGCAACACTGTACACTCCTATGCGTTTAGTAGCAGAAAAGACACCTATTCCATTTCCACTACTTGTGGTTGTAGGTGTGTTTATCTCATTCCAAATCGCAATTAGAATTGTAGCAACAATTGAAACGTTAGGAAAGGGATTTGTAGGTGAAGTGTTTCCAAATACTCCTAGTGATAAGTTGCCAAAAGGCATTATCTATATATCAGATGAAGATAAGACAGACCTTTTAAATAAATTTGCTACTTATAATGTTTTAGGTATAAGAAAGAACAAAGATGATACATTCTCTGTCTTAGTGGCTGAGAATGGTGAAAATATAGTATATAGTGCAGATAGTCCGTATATCAGCACTTTGGTTAGTCGCTATATGGTAGAGGGTAAATGGTACTCTATCGTTGATTTTGTGTACGATAAAGCTAAGGGAGTAGATAAATAATTTGGGTGAGAATTAATTTCTCACTTTTTTATTTACAAATTTCTTGAATTGTGCTAAACTATAGATACAAGAGAGGTAACAAGACATGGAATATACAGTTGTATTGTTCGTAGCACGGAATAAAGATAATAAACATATCGAAGGTTTTAAAGGAAGTAGTCAACAGTTCCTTATGACGGATGTATCAAATGTTTCTGAAAAGTTTGAAGAGTTTGTTTCAAAGCAATTGGAAGGTACATTATGTCGTTGTTATATATCCGTGAATAATCGTAATGGTGGCATTGTTCAGAAACAGTTAATCTCATATCTTGCACTAAATGAGGCTGACCTATCTAAGATTGCTCGTAAAACTACCTCTATTGCAATGCTACCTCAATGTGCAACAACAAAGAAGTGGTTATTTGATTTTGACTATTGGGAAGAACGATTCGTTAAGGAATTTGTAGAGGATATTCATAGTATCAACCCTACTTTAGAGGTAACTTATTTTAAGACAATTCATGGCTATGCAGTAGTTGCAGAACATAGTTTTGATACAAGAGAACTGCTAGAAAATTGGACAGAGTGTGAGAATAAGAAAGATGGTATGCTTTTGATTGATTGGAAGGTGAAATAATTATGGATATTAGATATTTTAAAGAAAAATTCGTTGATTTTATTGATGATTGTAATGAGTGTGGAGTTCTTGCTACTATTCATGTACACGATGAGTATTGTTTCAGCAAGTGGTGTGGAGTTGTAGATAAATGTACCATTAAAAATGGTGTTGCAATTCTTAATGTTGTGGATTATGCACAAGGCGTTGAATATCAGTTCACTGATAAGACAATTTTTGATAATGTCAGTAAGGTTGTGTTTTGTATTAATGGTGAAATTATTGAAGATGCAGAGTGGGTTGATGCAAGTTGGAGTGATAGAACATTTGGCTTTGAAGTTGATTTGGGATAGATACCATGGATAGAAGAGCAGATATTATAAGAGAAGAATTTGGAGAAGAGTTGTACAGAGCATATCTCTCCACATTCCCCAACAGAGGTAAAGAAGAAACAAATGAGTACACTAGATTATTGTGGTTTATCCCAGACATTTATGAGTATGTCTGTTTTGATTATAGTTTAGACCAGTTAGTTAATTCTTGGGTAACTAGAGGATTAGACGATAATGATATAGAGATGATATTCCGAATCTTTGAAATAGATACAGGGATAGATGCTAGTAAGGAAAGGAAAGATTTTATAGATGCACTTAGAGAGTATCGAGGAAAAGAAAATGCATAAAACAAAATTGCAACTATATAACGAATTAAAAGAATTAACGGAAGAAAATAGAAAACAAATTAAAGAAATATTAGATGAGCTTGTTGAGAGTGGAGCATTGTCAACTTACACACTCAATGTACCAAAGTGTTCAAACTTTAACTATCTTTACGATACCGAACCTAAGAAACTTGAAGAGTATTTAGATAATTACATTGAAACAGAAGTTGATTATTTTCAAGAGTTTTGTGAATATAGAGAGATTTCACTACAATCAGCGGATATAGAAAACCCAGAGTTTTATGAATCAATTTGTTTTTCATTTTGTCCACAAGCAGACAATACAATCTTAGAAGATTTATTCCAATATATAAATTTTTCATACCAAACAGAGTTAAAGGACTTTATTGAGGACTATTTAGAACATGGAGATTCATTTACAGAATATCTATGTGATAATGGGTTTATTTCTGCTGATATTTATTCTGAAGGCTTTTATGACTTGGTGGCAGTAAGAGAGTTATCCTTAATTTTTGCTGAGTGTGAAAACTTTTTTAAGGATGAATTAGATAAATTAAAGATGATACAGACCTCCTTATATGAGTGTAGAAATAGATTAAATAAGATTTCTGATAAGTTTGAACAAAATTTTATTGAATATTTAGATGACATGGGGTATTGTGATAATGAGTAGAACAAAAGAACAACTGTGTAATGAACTAAAAGAACTAACAACAGAAAGTAGAAAGCAATTTAAAAGTATCTTAGATGATATTATTAAATCTGAAGCATTATTAGCACACTCAACGAAAGTTCCAATGGCATATAACTTAATTGATGATTTTGATATTTCAGAATTAGAATTTAGAGATATGTTTGAAAACTTTGTTAGCTCTCAATATGATACCTTATATACATTCTGTGACTATTGGAATGTAAGAGTATTATTAAAGGAAGGAAGAAATTCAAATAAAGTATATTTCTTACCAAAAGCAGAGAATACTATATTAGAAGATTTATTTACATACTTAGCATATAATTATCAAGACCAGTTAAAAGAGTTCATTGAGGATTATTTTGACCATGACGATACTTTCTCTGAATATATGTGTGATAATAGTATTACATCAGCAGATATTTATTCGGAAGATTTTTATGAGTTAGCAACAGTAAAAGAATTACAAATCGTCTTGGTAGAATATAAGGAAGTATTCCAAGAAGAGATAAATAAGTTAAAGAAACTACAGAATAATTTATATGCTTGTGTGAGTAAGTTAGAAGAGATTATTAATGAGTTCCCAGAGAATTTTGGAAAATATTTAGGAGGAATGGGATATGACCACTTCGGTTAGTGATTTGATTGAATTGTCAGAAGTGAATAAGAATATTAGAGTATTAGAGCCAGATATGACTTATTACGATGATATAGGCAGTTGGGCTCTAATCTACAATGGAACAAATAATTATATTAAAATTAGCGAGTTGGTAGAGTTAGCATTATCTATTGATGGTATTTCTCCATTAACAAGTGTATATTGTGTAAATGATGATTATAACTCCTTTAATGAATTATTATCTCACATTAAGGATAAGAGTTTTCCTTTTAGAAGTACAATTCACCCAGATGATATTAAATTGTTGAATAATTAATTTTATTTTTATTTTTTT